AAGAAAGGCGGTGGTTATAAAGGTGGTAAGTCTAGTAAACAAAAAGATCTTAAGAAATGGGGTAAAGAAGATTGGCAAACTAAAGACCAATATGAAAAAGGCAAGAAAGCTGCTACTGCAGCTAAGAAAGCTAAAGAGAAAAAATCATGAAACAAGCTAAAAAAGACTTACAAAAAATTTCAAAGCAATTAAAAGGCAGTGCTAAAATGCATGCTGGACAAGCAAAAAAACTTGACAAGCTTGCAGGTAAATACATGGAGAAAAAATAATGTCTAACTCATCTCAATTTGAACAGCTTCTTCAACTGCAAAAAGATTTAAAGAAAAATTTAAAAGATGCAGATACTCATTCGTCGTTAACGAGTTTTGCACACTCGATGAAGCCTAATAGTGAAAATAAAAAAGCACACAAAGAAGCAAAGCAATACTATAAAGATCTTAGTAAAGCTTTTGATGATGTCAGTTCACAAATAGATAATTTTGAAAATAATCAAGAGAGTTACGAACAAGCACCTCCTCAACGACAAAAAAAATCTAAAAAATTAGCTAAACGTTTTGAAAAACTTTTAGGAAAAGGAAAGTTAGATAAAGCTGAAAACCTTTTAACTAAAATTAATATGAAACAAGGGGTTGATATTGCTCCTTATTTATCTGATAAGTTTCCCCAAGTTGCAGAAAACACAGGAATTAATCTTACTTATGATTTTGATTCTCCTTCAGCTTTTAGTGATCTTTTAGCATCGTCACCAAATATGACACCTTTTGATGAAAGCTCTGCACCTAGCATTAAAGATGCTGAAGATTTAAAATCAATTCCTGTAAAATACGATGAAAATATGGATCTGTTTGCACCAATGATACCTAGAGCGTTTGATGGATCGCAACAAGAAACACAATTCATTGCACAAGCAGATTTAAGCAATCCTCAAAAAAATTACGTTGATGCACTTACAAATCCTTTTAAATTTATTGATGATGTAAAAGGATTAGTTGACAAAATTAATAAACAAACTGAATATAAACAACAAACAATTGATGAACTTCTTAATAGAAACAAAGGTGATCAATCGTTTACAGATTATTCAACATTGCTTGCATCAAATCCTGTATCAGCTCCTAATTATTCCAATCCTATGCAAGGAATACATTTAAGCTGGGATTTTGGTTAATAATAATAATGGATTTAGCAGGTAAGTTTGGTGATTGGATAGGTGGTCCTATACAGGCTTTTACAAAAGCAGGTGTCAATCCAATGGCTGCTGTTACACAGAATGACGGAGAACTAAAAAAGGCTTTTAGTTACTATCGCAATAATCCAAGCGAACTTAATAATTTAGGCTTGAAGTCTAATATGTTAATGCGGTATTTATCAGGAGTAGGTGCACAAGGTATGCAATTCCCAGAAGGAATTGGAAATCAATTGCTTACTGATATCAAAGAACAAGATGCAAAATTTAGAGATCCAACATATAGACAGGAAGTATTAGATTCTGCTAATACACCTAAGTATATAAAACAAGGTCTTCTCCAAGGCCGTATTCCCGTTTATTACGGTGGCATGTCTGATGCTCCAGCTCCGATTAAATCACAATTACCTATTAATGTTGGTCAACGTGGGCAACTCTCTAAATCTATAGGTTCATTCTGGGCACAACCAACACTAGGAGGAGGATTCATAATCGATGAAGACTATAATTTTGGATACGCTCCTCTAGATAAAGGAGGCGTACCAGACGGTCAGAATTACAATACAGGTTTAGATATGAACCCAGCAAACATTGGAAGACGATTAATCCAAAAAGGATATGGTAATCCTTATTCTTATCAAATTCAAGTAAATCCAGATGGGCAAGTACAAGTTAGGTAAAAACAATGGCAGATAAAGCAATTCAATCAGACGGTACGACCAAGCGTTATCTTCCTAAAAAAGCGTGGGCTAAGCTTTCAAAAGAAGAACGTGAAGATACTGATCGCAAGAAACGAGAGGGTTCTCGTAAAGGAAAACAATTTGTTGCCAATACAGACAAGGCTAAAAAAGCAGGCAAAGCTGCTAGGATGTATAAACAAAAGGGCAGTAAATAGGTAAATGGCTGACGCTAAGTCTCGTCTTAAAGAAATCATTGATGCTTACGTAGAGCGAGATGGTGGAGCAGGTATTGATACGGGTATTGTTGCGTCACATATTGCTCAAATGAAACTTTTTGGCGTACGCCAAGGAGTTGAGTTTTTTCCCTCTCAAGATAACTTTGGTAATCAGCGCAAAGACTTTATTGATAAAGTTGTCAAATACAACAAACTAGATACACGTCTCGACTCGATTTGGGATTATTTTTTATGTGATGGAAAAGGTTTATTTTATATAAGACCAACAGAAAACAATTATCGCCTTTATTATTTTCGTAGTCACGAGTATCGCTCTTACTATAACGTTGATGGTGAACTAGAAGAAGTTGTTATCATCTATAGCTATAAAGTTAAAAAACCAAATTCTGGTTTTCAAGATATTGGAACATACAATTTAACAGGCGATCCAAATCAAACCCCTGGCCAAAAACGTTATATTCGTTTATCAATTAAAGCTAACACAATTGAAGAGACACATTCAGAAGGCGAAATGTCTTTTGATAATGTCAATATTCAAATGCCAGGTAAGACTGAAAAGTTTCCAAATACTTTACAATTTATTCCTTGTGTTGAAATTTTTAATAACCCAAAAGGGTTTTCAATGGAAGGTAGCGGTGAGTTTGATGCGTTAGCTAATCACATTGTTATTCACGATAGCCTTGTGCATAACATGCGAAAGAACTTGCAGTTCTTTGGTAATCCAACATTACTGTCATCTAGACCTAAAACTGACTTAATGGAGTCAGGTGGTGATGGCGCAGCACAACGACCTTCAATTGCAGCCAACTCCGGTTTTACAAGCCCAGCAAATTTAAGTCGTTCTACTTTTAAACAAGATCCGGTTAGTCGAGGTGTTGATGGTCAAATCAGAGTTCCACGAGTCATTGCAAATTTAGAACCTAATGATCGTGTTGGTTATATTGTTCCCGATGCAATTTCTGGTGATCAAAATGCTTTTGTTCGTCAGTACAGAGAAGAAATACGTACATCTTTAGGTGGCGTAGATGAGCTTTCAATTAGTGCAGGTGTTACTGCTACTGAATATAAATCATTATTTGGACGTGTATCTGCAACGTCTAAGAAAAAAGCAAATGCAATTTATACGCATGGTCTATCTCGTTGCCTTGAATTAATTATTTATCAAGAAGAACAGTTGTTTAAAAATACTTTGGCAGCTGCAGCCAAATTTGAAAAACCTGTTCAACCAGCAGAAGATGCTTCTCCAGAAGAACAGTTAATGTATAAGCAAGCTTTAGCTGCATTTGACGCACAAATGAAAAAGCTTATGATGGCTTGTGTTCAAGCGCAAATGGTACCTCCTGGTGTTAAAGGTTTAATTCCAGATGGGGATATCACAATGCTTTGGCGTTGGCTTGGTCCTGTTTATGAGGATTCAACACAAGACATCCTGAACAATTCAATTGTTGTAAGAAACTTACAAGAATTAGGAGTTGATAGCATAGAGGCACTGAAATATCTTTTCCCATCAAAAACTGATGAGGAAAGAGCGGAAATGCTTTCGGGCTTCCCGTTCAGGATGGTCAACGAATTACAGGGAGCTTATTCCCAGTTTTCTCGTTTAGTGGGGGGAATGATGCAGACCCCTCACCCACAAGCACCGGATTTACCCATGGCGGCAGATCCACGTTTGGACTTAACTCCATATCTGTATCGAACCTTAGAAGCATTACAAAAGGAGATGAGCTATGCAGGACGCTACCGTCCAATCGATCCCACAGACGAGCCCACAAGCAGCAGTGGCTCCGAGCAGTTACGTGGCGGCAGCACCGGCAGCACCGGCAGCTCCGACCCAAGTGGCTCCGACCCAAGTGGGAACGTATTACCCCCAGGCAGTACCCCAGGCCGCACCTCAGGGACTTACCAGTTACCAACCCGCCCCGTCAGTATCCGCCCCCCAATCCCAGGGATCGGCGGCACCCCAGGGGAATCCATGGGAATCGGCATTCAACAAGGTAGTCAACCTGTTGGGAAGTCCGGTGCAATCCCCATTCCAGGGTCAACCATCACAGCCGACGCAGTACAGCCCGGCCAATTACGGAGTAACACAAGCCCCGGCACAGACCTCGGCACCATCGGCTCAGCCGACCTGGCAAACAAACCAGATCTCATCGCCCAGCTCTTCCCCAACCTCCTCGATCAACTCCTTAGAGGACGTAGCGAATCTACTGAACTGGAGTCCGGAAAGCCGGATGGTAGTAGCAAACTACGGAGTAGAGGCTCCAGCGATTCTAAATCAGTACGCCCTAAACCTAGAAGGGATGCTCGATAGTGCTGTTTCTTGGGGACAACAGGCAACAAAGACACTTAAAGGATACGCTAATTTCTCGGTACGTGAGCACCAAGAGAACCTTGCTTATAACGAAATTTTAACTAATCCTGACGTCCTGTCAGATTACACGTTGAAGTATTTCGGTCCTGAAGGTCCGTGCCCTGTGTATGAATCTGAGCAAGAGCTTGAAACTCGTGGTTATCCCACTGCTCCTATTCAACAGCAGCAAGGCATGAATGTTGCTGGCCTTCCTGCTCCCCCAGCAGCAGAAGCTCCTCAGCAACCCCAAGATTTCTGGGGTGCTTTTAAACAGCAAATGGATGTCGATCCCAGCCAAGCTTGGCGCATTATGAACCAAGCAGATCCTCGCGTTATGGCAAACAAACTGTTTGTTATGGAGTGAGCTAATGCAATTGGCAGGAAAGTATTTGCAAAAAGCAAATCAAAAAATTAAGCCTATGCTTAATGATCCTGGCAACGCTACTGTAGCTGCTGGTGCTGCTGGTGCTGGCCTTGCTACTTTAGGTAATATTACGTCTGGGGAAGCTTCGCAAGAAGGCCCTGGACGTTTATTACTTGAAGCTGCTAATGCTGCACTTGTAGCTGGCGCTGCAGGCAGTGCTATTCCTTCAATGCGTAGACTTCTTTCCAAACGAACTATTGCGGAAAATCTACGTGCTGAAGATATGGGTAGAAGAGGAACAGGAAAAGGTGTTGAAATTGGTGCAA